TGTTCGGCCATGCTTAAGCGCCCTTATGGCCGCACCCACGCTAGATGGGAATGGCTGGGCGCCTGCAACAATCGCAGCAATTGGCCAGCGGTTCACTGAATACGTACCGAATTGGCCTAGTTTGCCTCCGGCATCCTCATAACCGACCGCATAACTATGGCGCTGGATGTATTCGAAGGCACCTTCGCCGTCATCCTTCCAGCCGCCACGGGTGGCGAATTCCAGCACGTGCTTGCCGATGCGCATAGCGCGCTGCTCGTAGGCGTCCGGCTGTGCTGGAGTAGCGCGGGCGGCTAGAACCTGCGTTACTTCGCGGAGAAAGTTGCCGGCCGCCGCGCCATCGTAGCAATGCCCATGAGTGCGTTGGTAGACCTCATTGATGAGCTTGCGGATGTCGTCGTTCATGCTTGCTCCTTGGCTGCGAGGATGGCGTTAAGTGCGGCGTCCGTGATTTCCATGAGGCGTTCTTCGTTTTCCCAGATCAGGGAGAAGTCATCAGGCCCCATCGTTCCATAGCTCCAAGCCGACCAAACGCGGGTGCAGTCGTAAGCATCGCCAAGAGCATCGGCAATCGCATCGCGCACCTTGTCGCGCAGGGTATCGCTTAGCACAAAAGGCTGCTCGGCGCGGGCAGGTGTGCAAAATGGGCAGCTATCAGGCTCCCACGCGTCGGTTTCTGTGACCGAGCCACAGCAGGCCCATTCTTTTCGGTACATGCTCATTTCGATTCACCTTTATTGGGGTTGGACATGGCGGCGTCGATCGCGGCGTCAAGGCGTTCACGTGATGGGAAATCCGCGCCCAGCATCAGGCGAGTATCGACAGCCTTTTTAGGTTCACTCAGCACGCACAGAGGGCTGCTGAACCAATCGCAACCGCGCAGAAAACGATAACGCCCCGCATCCTTCCGCACCTCTGCCAGTTCGCGCTCTTTCTGGAGCAGATTCGATTTCAACAGGGCCAGTTCAGCCGCTTGCACAGCCAGAACACGTTTTCGCTCGGATTTCACAAGCGACCACGTCGCGTCATTGGTCGGCATACTTCGCTTCATATTCCCCATGCGCTCTTCGAGCTTCACGCGCTCTTGGGCAATGGAACAGTGCGCGCAATCGTAGTAGTCGGAGCCGTCGAGCTTGCCAGTATCGCGACAAAATTCGCAATCGTAGTGCGACTCGTCCTCAGGGTGGTGGTCGAGTTCAGGCATTGGCGCCACCTTTGTTGCGTTGCTTCCACCATGCTGACTTCTGCACGCCGGAAACACTCAGGCCGCAATGCTTGGCCACCTGTTCAGCGGTTGCGCCGGGATTCTTGGCGAGATAGGCCGCACCTTTTGTGCTTGCCTTCGTTACGTTTGCCATCTTGTTTTCTCCTTCGTTGACTGGAGACTAAAGCATATAACGTTGCTAGCACGATTGCAAGCACAATATGCAAAAAATAACCGCCCGAAGGCGGCTATTCGAAGAGGTCACATTGTCTCGAATCTATCTTGACTGCGATGTACACAACTCCGGTTTCACAATCCTCAAGGCCCCTTAACTTGGCCTGTTCCGCTGCCTTGTGACATACCTCGCTGCGCTCCTTTCGGAATAGGCAACCATCACAGGGATCGTCGTCCTCATCCAGTAGAGATACTGGACGCAGCTTGGTAGCAAAGATTATGCGGACTGGGTCGAGGGGCATTTCACTTGATATCGAGGCGTGTGCCTTGTGCCAGCATGGCGCCTGGCACTTCGCGGCCTTCCTTGATGGCTTCAGCGATGGCCTTTTTATCCGGCGCTGCTGGTGGCGGCTCAGGCTGGCGCATGAAACTTGCAGGGATCAGGCTCGGCTCGAAGATTTCCACGCCGGCTGGGTTCTTCTTGATGGTCAGCGCAAAGTACGGGCATTCGATTTTCTGCACGCCAGCGATTTCCATGCAGGTCTTCGTGTACTCGCGCAGGTCCGCGGCCCGCTTCTCGATAGCCTTGCGGCGGTCGGCCATTTCGCGCTCGGCGTTCTTGATCGCTTCCGCAGTCGCTTCCAGGTTCTTGATGGCATAGGCCACGTTCTGCGCTTTCAGTTCCAGCGGATAGGCTTCTGCTTCCAGTGTGTCGGCAATCGCCTGCTCATCGGTCTGTACGTCCATCAGATGGTCAACGACAGCGCGGTATTCGTAGGCGATGTTATAGAGGCTCATGGTGGTCATGGTTGTTCCTTAGTTGTCGGATTTGCTGCCGAGCATCTGCATGCTTTCGGCAATAATGTCGGTGGCGTACTTCTCGATGCCGTCCTTGTCGGTGTACTTGCGAGTCTGCAAGCGCCCTTCTACATAGACGCTATGCCCCTTCTTCAGATACTGGCTGACAATCTCGGCCAGCTTGCCGAAGAAGCTGATGCGATGCCACTCAGTCTGCTCTTTCTGCTCGCCGGTATTGCGGTCCTTGCTCTTGTAGCTGGTGGCAACTGCGATGTTGGCAATGCAGTCGCCGGATGCGGCGTAACGTACCTCTGGATCGCGGCCCAGGTTGCCTACGATGATGACTTTGTTGACGGATGCCATGCTTAGGCCCCTTTCTTGAGTTCGCCCATGCGGGCATTAAAATGGCCCGTGTACAGGCGTTTCTGATCGTTAGGTAGGCTGTTCATCAGCTTGGTAAGGGCCGGCACATCCTGTGCAGCGTTGAACTGCGCCAGTATTTCAGTATCTGGCTCGCCGGCTTCGTCTTGCTGCTTTGCTTGGGCCTTAGTAGGCGCTTTACTCTGCGACGCAGCATTGCCGTCATCATCCTCTGGCGCAATGCCACAGGCTGCCATCAGGCCATAGCGGCGGCAGTAGGTTGCTGCGGAGCCATAGCCCTGAGCGTCCTGCTTAGAAGCCGGCAAGTGAAGAATGCCGCCATCAATTTCCTCGCCGGTATCGTGCAGGAATACGGTGTGAAAGGTGACACCAGTGGTATCCAACAACGGGCGCTGAATGACTGCCAGGCCGTTACTGTTCAGTGCGTCAATGACTGCCTCAACGCATGCTGCCAGATCAGCGTAACGGCTCTTGAAATGGGGATTCTGAGAGGTCTTGAGGGCAGGTGCGAACTGCTTTTGTGCTGCGACGAATGCCGCATAGGCTTTTTGCTTCGACATGATATTTCCTTAGTGTTGTGTAAGGCCAAGAGGCCAAATTCCTGCGGTACAGCTTAGAACGGGATGCGCCCCGCTGCAAGGTCTTCGTAGTGCTGCGCTCGCTGCTCTGGCGTCATTTCGATACGCTGCGTGGTGAATGGCACCGGCTTGCCGGTGACTGGGTCGCGAGTAAATAGACCTCGCTTTGCTGCTTCTTCTTTCGACATTACTTGCATCATTTCTCCCTCGTTTTACCTGTCCCATTGCATGCCGTGCATGGGTCTGTTTTCTTGCCACCTGAACCATGACATGCGCGGCATCCTTTGAGTCGATATACTGTCGGAAGACTTTCGGCCTTTGCAAAAACGACCTTTGAATAAAACATCGATGCCATTTGCAATGCTGAAACAGACATGTCTTCAACATCGTTCATGGACAGTTTCGAATAACCATTGACCATATCAATGAATAATGCTTCAGCTAACTTCAATTCATCCTGATTCATATTAAACCTATAAGAAAGATGTAGATCCAAGAGGCTTGAGCGCACCCAGCCAAATAAGCTAGGTGCCTTAAAAGAGATCCAGTGAGGAATCGCTTACCCGCCAGTCTTGCGAGATCACGGTACTAGCTTCGCCGCCGTGTTGTGTGGTGTCTAAATCTCTAAAGCCCCGAGTACCACTTTCACGTTGACTGCTCGGTGTTCACATTCCCCAGGCAACGCTAATCAAGGCTGCCAGTACGGACGAAAAAAAGCCTCAGATGCTTTGGAGGATCGGGTCTGCCAACCTGGCACCCAGAACGGACAGAGTAACGTCCGGGGCCATTTTGCGATCCTCCAAAAAACCTGAGGCTTACAACTCTGTCACTTCATTTTCGTCAGCACTGGCAGGCGCTGATGAGCGAATAATGCCAAACTTCAAGTCTTTCGGTCAAGCACTTTATGCGCTGGCACTTACGCGGCCAGCTTACGCCCGGCACTGTGGAGCCTACCGGGTCAGAAAAACGAAGGCCAAGCCTGCGACCATTCCCGCAGCCACGATGATGAAGCAGGCGGATGCGCTTGGGGTGCGGCGCGTTTGAGTTGGAATCTTCGTGATCATCAATATGCCTCGGCTTCTTCGCGGGTCATGAAGAAGTGAATGCCATGCGAGCATTCCACTTGGCGGTCTTCATCAAACGAATCCGGCAAGATTGTGCAACCAGTTTCGTACTTTGTTTTTCCCGTGTGCTTGTCGAAAGCCACGCCAATGAATTGCGTTCCATCGGCGTTGAACATTTCATGCACGACCACGGCAGATGCACGACATTTACGAGAGCCATAGGAATTGAAGCGTTTCGCATCATGGACGATGACAAGTCGCGCAATCACATCGCCGCGCAATTTTTTCCAGCCGACAAAAGCGCCTTCTTGCGGCGTGATTTGAGTGCGTGCCAGAACCAAAGTGCCATTCTTGATTTCCTTCAGGTTGGCACCGGACAGGTTGGCACCGGACAGGTTGGCACCGGACAGGTCGGCACCGTACAGGTTGGCACCGGACAGGTTGGCACCGGACAGGTTGGCACCGGACAGGTCGGCACCGTACAGGTTGGCACCGGACAGGTTGGCACCGGACAGGTCGGCACCGTACAGGTTGGCACCGGACAGGTCGGCACCGTACAGGTTGGCACCGGACAGGTTGGCACGGGACAGGTTGGCACGGGCCGCAATCGCCGCGATCAGCGTGATTGCAATCGTGTTTTTCACGGCCTCATGCGAAAAGATGACGGAGCCATCAAAGCGATTTTTGATCTCGATCTTCAAGTTTATTCCCCTAGATTCAGTTGAAATTCTTCTGCGCCTGGCGCTTCAAATAAGCCGCCACCGCCTCACGAATGCGGCGCTGCTTCCATTCGTATTCGGCGCGGTCGGCGGATTGTTGGTCTTGCTGGTTCAATTGGTTCTCCCTGTGATGTGCGGCGCGGTGCGCTGCGATGTAAGAATCATGCCACGGCATAATTTTAAAATCAAGAACAATTTTCTATGGCGTTTGTGTTTTATTCGTGATACGCTTATCTCACTTTCAAACGGAGGAATGATGCCTAAACAAACCAACAATGTTCACCCACTGTTCGATGCGATCCTGAAGGAATCAGGATTCAAGAACGATGCGGAAATGGCGCGAGCGCTTGACCTGTCCCGCCCAAATCTGTGCCGCATGCGTTCAAAGCGTATGGAAGTTGGCCCGACGACGATCATCCGCATCATGGAGGCCATCGGCATGACGTTGCCGCGTATCCGCATGTTGATCAAAGAAGCTGGGCCGGTGCAAAAATGAACTTCCAAAAACGAACGATCTACCTGAAAGGCGAACAGCAACGTGAAACCTTGCTGGCGCTGGTCCGCAACCTGCCGGTGGACGACAAGAACCCGCTGCAAGTGACGATCCAGGAAGAGACGAAGCAGCGCGGCTTGAATGCCAACGCCTACTACTGGGTCATGCTAGGCCAGGCGGCAGAGCAAGCATGGCTTGAGAAGCGCCGGTATGACGCCGATGTGTGGCACGTGTACTGTGGCCGCAACGTCATGGCCGACATGATCACGCTGAAAGACGGCACCGTGTGCAGCAAGTGGATCGAGTTGCCTGATGGCTCAACCACCATCGTTTCGACCACGCAGCTCGAGCGCAAGTGCTTTGCCGAATACGTTACTACCTGCGAGGCTTTTTTTGCCAACCTGGGCGTTACTTTCCGCGCCAACCCAAACGAAAGGAACCAATAATGGAATTCATCACGCAGAAAGAAGCCTTAGCGCAGCAGTCCGACATTCCGCGCACGCTGGTATCCATCAGCGAAGACCCGCGCGCCGCCGAGCTGGTTGCCCTGTTCAACAAAGCCGACGAGCGCGGCAAGCACTGCATGATCTCTATGGCTCGCTGCATGCCTTGCATGAGGGGTGGCTGATGCTGGCGAGGAAAGCACCGATGAAGCGAACCGGATTCGGCGCCGTGCGCGCAACGGGCAAGCCGCGGGCGAAGCGCATGAAGTCGGCCGGACCGAAGATGACGCCGATTCGCAAAGCCGCGCAGGGCGAAGACTGCACGATCCAGATCCCGGGCGTCTGCAACTGCGATCCGGCTACGACGGT